GTTTTGCGCAGCGACCTTCCCGCTATCAGTAGTTCTTCTATTATGTACCGGTCTTCGGGGTCAAGGTCGTCTATGGTGCGCCCGAGCAGTTCTTTCAACGCTGCGGTGCGGGCTACTGGAACAACTTCGCTGGTGGCATGCGGCGGTAACCGCATCAGTAGTTCTATTTCGGTCAGCGGACGTACCGCTGTCATTGGTCCGGTATTCCGTGTATGTGCCTTGTGGGCGTATCTTTGCGGGTCGAACGGGTATTCTACATATCTTGACATTGTGCATCCAAGCGTAACCTGATTGTGAAGGTTGCTTGGTTGCGTTCACTAGCCTTTCCATTCTAACACGGACTTGAGGTGTTCCTCCGCTATTAGTCGGGTTCCTTCCGGGTCGTACCCTGATGGTTCTCCGATCTTCCATGCTTGGTCGTGTTTGATCCAACCTAGCATTTCGACTGTGCGGAACTCTGGGGCCACGGGTTTGACTACGAACAGTGTCAGTTTGTTGCCGAGTTGCCGTTTGCGTACAGCCGCCGACGTGCTGGTCCGTACCCTGCGTACTTCAATGTTGGTGCCGACATCGGGGAGGTGCCGGTAGGTGGCGTGGTCGCTCTTGTGCCAGACGTGTCCGGACCAGTACTGGTTGGTGGCTTTGGCGACGGCGAGTTCTCCGACGCAGGCGGCAACCTGTGCGGTGCGGTCGTCTTCCATGCGTTTCTTGTCGTAGTGCGGGGCGTCGCGTTTGCCCCAGTTTTCGATGAACCGTCTTGCGCCGACGTGGGATGCCCATTCGTATTCCCACGGGTCTAGTTCAATCAGTATCAAGGCGATCTACTTTCACTGCGGAGATGCGGACGACCTGCCCGTCGTCTTCCCACGCTACACCATTCAGTGCGTCGCATGTGAGTTTCAGGTAGTTGTCCAAGTCTCCCCTCAGGGTCTTGGCGTTGTGGGGTGATTCACGTACCGTCAGGATGGTGGCGTCGGGGGTGTACGCAACGAGGAGTTCGACCGGCCCCGTGAACTTGGGGCCTTTGGCTTTCTGCCATGCGACCGCGACTTCCTTTTCTTCGTCCAATGTTCCCTTCGGTGTGAACACCTGCCCTTTCTTGTTGTGGCGTGGCCGTGCCTTCACCTTCGGTCGCCGTTCTATTCTGACAAAGAAACTTTTCATTCGTTTCGCCACGCCTCCTTGTGGGCTGCTTCCAGTATCCCGTGTAGTCGTTCGTCGCCGTCGGGACGTTTCGCGTACTTGCCGCCCCAGTCTTCGTCTGCTTCCTTGAGTTCCTTCGTCACGTCGCCGTCGCCGTATCCTTGCCGGATCATGTGGCAGGCGAGGCTGAACAGGGTCATGGACCGGTCGCCGTGGGGCTTGTCGGGGGTTCGCCGTGGCCCGTTGCGTCGGATCGCTTCCGACATTCCGGTCAGCCTGCGCCCGGTGTAACTGTACGAGGTTCGTTTCACTGGTGCCGGTTCGTTGCGCCGGTACAGTTCGTGAACCTGTTCCCAATCCTCCGGGGTGATGCGGCCCTTCAGCGCCTGTTCAACGAAGGCGTGGGGCGGTATCTGCGAATAGGTGGCGAGCGGGTTGACAACCTCGTTCTGTCCGGGGTCACGGTCGGCGTGGTACGGGAGCCTGACACCGTTGCCGATCTTCTTGCCGATCAGGGTGACCTGTTTCGGGTTGACTTCCTTGGTGGGGGCGTCAACTATGTCGCAGGCACCGATCAGCCCTTCGCGTACGATGCGGGCTGCCATTGGTTCGGTGAAGAACACCCACAGGTGGAACCCCTTGGATCGGGACCGTTCCACCCACCCGGTGACGCCTACTTGGGAGAGGACCCGGTGCACGTTCTTGGCGTGGATGTACGATTCTTCACGCCCCTCGTCCCAGTCAACGCACCCCCACCACACCACAAACGCTTCAGGAGCCCCTGTGGGGTCCTCTAAGGCGATCAGGGGGTAAACGCCGACACCTTCACCGTTTGACAGCAGGTGGCCCTCTACGGCCCTGTAAAAGGTGTCTCCGGACGCTTCGTAATGGGAGCCGTCTGGTCGTTCCATCGGGAAGAACCCGCCGTCGGTGTGCGACTTCGCCATGGAACCGCCCTGAAACAGGGAAGCGAAACCCTCAACAACCTCCTTGGTCACATATTCGTCGGCACTCATCGGTCCCGTGTCTCCGGAATCAATTCTTCATGGTACGGATGCACATGCCCCGCTACCGGATCTAAATAGTACGTCTGATCCAACAGGCGGGCGGTGCGCTTGTTCTTACACAGGTTCATGTTGACACTGTTGGCGTGGTATTCCTTCTCCCACATCGACAGGTCGGTTCGGTCCTTCTTCCGATACACCTCCAGTACGAAGATAGCCTCATGTTCCCCGCCGTACCTGCCGCCATACAAGCCTGCCGCATACCCCGGAGGGGACGTGCCCCGCCCCGACTGGTGCACGAGGCCGACCGGTACCCGCTGCGTCTTCGCCCACCGCTTCACAGCCTGCGCCTTGGAGGTCACGCCCACAGAGTCGGCGTCCCCTCCCGGCAACAGTTCCAGATAGTCGATCATGCAGAACGACGGTTCGACACCCCACCATGCACGCGCCTCGTCCATGACACGCGCCATCTCGTCCAGATGGATCGCCTCATCGACTATGGCTACACGGGACAGTTCCTGTGTCGCTGCACGCTCCAAGTCGGACAGCATGTCCTTGTCGCCCTGCTTGATGGCTTCCTCCACCTGCTCAGACGAACGCCCCTTGAGCAGGCAGAACAGTTTCATCAACACCAGTTCGCGTGGTTCGTCCAGCGAAAAGATGACCGCATGCGCGTCATGCTGATTGACGAGGTTCCACACGATGCTGTTCAGCAGGATCTGCGACTTGCCGGTGTGGGACCGCCCCAGAATCATCATCACTTCGCCACGGCCCACGCCACGGGTAGCGATGTCGAACTCCGGGAAGCCCAGATACCACCGTTCAGTCGGATTGCTGATGAACCCGACCAGACTGTCAACGACAGCCGATGTCAGGGCGAAACGCTTAGGGCGCTCCACCTGTATTTCTTCTGGTTCCCCCTCAGAGGGTTCACCCGCGTCCGGCAGGGTTTTCGCATCTGCCAGACGACGGGCTACTTCCTCTTCGGAGTGGAGGGTTGCCACCAGATTATCCTAGGATATTCTAACCAACCCCCGCTAGTTGGCGTTGGCCTTCTGGCGGATCTGACGACCCACCTCGGCGAGGGCATCACCAGCCTTGCCGGAATCCGGATCGACAAACCAGTGCGGAAACGCCGGGGTGCCGTTCTTGTCTTTGCGGGCCAACCACAGCCCCTTGCCGTCCGACTTGCGCCGGTAGGCGGGCCTAGCGGCGTTCTCTGCACCGTCCAACTGCTGCGGCCAGTTGGTGTACCACTGGTCGGAGTTGTCCATCAGGTGCCGCCACAGATCGTCCGCGTCACCACCCCCGGATGGTGCGGCTGCTGGTGCCGGGGCGGAAGCCACGGGACTACCTTGGTTGCCCCCGGAAACGCTTTTCTGCAACCGTCGAACGGCCACCTCCGTGACCTCGTAGCCGACACCCAGCGCCTCATAGTTGGCGGTGGCAAGCCGGTCACCCCACGCCTGCACGCTGCCAGTCACGTCTTCCTCAGAGGACCCGGCGTCCATCGAAAATTCGATAGAAGCCGACGCTTCCTCCGATTCATAAGGTGCGACCTGCGCCACACTGCGGCGTGAAACGGTTACCCGTATTTCATTGCTAGTTGCCATGGTATTTCTCCTTACAGTTGGTTCCATGGATCTGGTCCCGCAAACCTGCCACGGCATGAGTTCCATGCCCCGCACCACCTTGGTGAACAGTGCCACCCCTCCATGCGGAGAGGCCACACTGGCAAGTCTGCGGACAATAGTGTTCCCGCTGAGCGGGCCAGCGCAACCAGACTGGCCCACTCAACAGGTCCGTACTCTGTGAGGGTCCTAGTCACCTCACCCTTAGACAAGTGCACGAACTCAAAGCCGCTGCCCTCAGCAGCCACCCCCGCCGTCACCGTCGCCCAAGTGTAGGCTGCTGCCTGCACCGACCACTTCTTCAGGTCCGACGACGTGAAGTTGTTCGGCTTGCGACTCGGATTCTTCCAGTCGATGACCGGCAACCCGTGTTCCTGTACGCAATCGACGGTGCCGCGCAGCCAGATCTCAGGCTTCTGATCGACCACGAGGGGTAGTTCAAAGTTCCATTCGACCGCCTTGGGTTTTATGGTGGGGCGCACCTCGTTCCACCAAGCAGTCGTGTTCTTCTGCACGGTGTCTTCGCCGACGTTTGCTGAAATGTTCCACCGGTCGATGTCTTCTTTCTTTCTTCCCCATTCCTCCATTGAGGCTTCCATTGTTTCTTCAAGCGACAGCGGTGCCGACGTTCGGATCACTTCGCTGAGGCACTGTTCGATCCCGTAGTGGACAGCGGTTCCGATGGCGGTGCTGGTCGAATCGGATTCGGGGACGAGGCCGTGCCAGACTTGGCGTGCCTGCTCCGGGCACAGCGACATGCTGCCCAGCCACGACTGCCTGAGAACGATCCGGTCTTCGGTCACTGGTTCCACCTTAGCATACCTCCTGACGGCAGTGGTGGATGCCATATGCATAGCCCAGCCCTACAGGCTGGGCATATGCCATATGCATATGGTTTGCGTACACGCCGGGTCATTCCACGACCGTCAGGTGCGGGCCGTCGCCG